ACCAACGAGCTCGGCTCGGTGAACACCGCCGACTTCGACCTGAGCAACGTCACCTTCACCAAGAAGACGTTCGCTGGCACGCTCCTGCTGTCCGAGCAGGTCATCGATTGGTCGACCCCGTCCATGCTCGACGCTTCGGTCAACGACCTCGCCGGCCAGTACGCGCTCCAGACCGAGAAGTACGTCGTGGACCAGATGGCCGCGGCCATCACCAACTCGCAGGAAGTGATCCTCGACTCGTACACCGACGACGCCGAGTTCATCGCCGACCTGTACCTCGCCGCCTCCTCGATCGCGTCGACCGGCAACTACCTGCCGAACGCGCTCGTCGTTGCTCCGGCGATGTGGGCCAAGCTCGGCGCTCTCGTCGACGGCCAGGGCCGTCCCGTGTTCCCGCAGGTGTCGCCGCTGTCCGGCATCGGTGAGCTCCGCGAAGGCGTCACCGGCTGGTCCGGCAACCCGCTCGGCTTGCAGCTCGTCGTGTCGAACCAGATCGGCACCCAGGCGATCGGCAACAAGGACGCCAACGAGTACTACTGGCTCATGAACACCCGCGGCGTTGAGGTGTACGAGCAGTACAAGGGCTTCCTCCGCGTCGAGAACGCCACGAACCTCGGCCTTCAGGTCACGGTTCGCGGTTACATCGCCGCCGAGGTCGTCGACGTCAACATGATCCGGATCCTCGGACCGGACGCCACCTTCTGATCCTCCCCCTGAGACACCTGCATCATGGCTAGTTACACGATTACGCACCTCACGCGGATCGATAACTACGCCGTGGTGCAGGTGCTCGAGGACACAGAAATCGAGGTCGGCCAAGAGATCGTCATCTCATCGGCCTCCGACGCGACGTTCGACGGCACCCACACCGTCATCGACGTCGAACCGTACGAGCTCATCGAAGTCACCGACGAAGGCGACCTCGTCTACGACTACGACGTCTACCAACCAAACCAAGCGATCTTCATCGACGCTGGCGACGACCTGGCACGCGAAACCGCGACCGGAACCGTCACCTACACCACAACGTGCAGCTGGATCGACGCCGACGACATCACCGAATGGCTCGGCGTCGAATCAGCCACCGCGAACGACACCGCGTTTATCGCGACCTGTGTTTCAGCGGCAAACGCCTGGTGTTACCGGCGTCGAGCATCGGCCGGCTACTTCGACAGCCTCTCAACCGTGCCAGACGGCTCCGTCAAACTCGGGACCGTCATGTACGGCGCCACGCTGTACCGTGAAAGAGGCTCAGTCGACGGCTACGCCTCGTTCGACGCGATGGGGACCACACAGCCGATCGCGTCCTACGGCCGCATTCTGCAGCTCCTCGGCGTCGGTAGACCGCAGGTGGGCTGATGCCTGCCTCCGGAATCTTCATTAGCGCGATCGCACAGATCAAAGCCGCTGTGAACGCGCTTGGCTACAAGCCGGTCACCGACCCGCGCAACGCCCGCCCGCTCACCGTCTTCATCGAGATGCCGACGTTCAGCGGATTCAACACAAACATCGCCGACATGACGTTCACGCTCCGTGTCCTCGCGCCGCCACCAGGCAACCAAGACGCGACAAACTGGATCCTGACCGCCGTCGACGCCATCCATGAGAGCGACGACATCGCCGTGACCGCCGGCACGCCGTCCATCGCCCTCATCGGTGAGCAACAGCTCCCCGCCTATGATCTAACCGTCCGGCTAGCAACAAGAAGGAACTGACCCAATGGCAACCACCGTTGTTCTCAACCAGGCCACCCTGACCGTCGACTCCGTCGACTTCAGCGACCAGGTCTCCACCATCACCGTCACCGAGAGCTACGAAGCGCTCGAGTCGACCGCGTTCGGCGACACCGCCCGCAAGTTCGTCAAGGGACTCGGCAACCACGAGATCTCCGCCACCCTCATGATCGCCTACGGCACCAGCGAGGTCGAGGAGAAGTTCAACAGCCTCGCCGGCACCACGTTCGACGTCGTCGTCACCCCGACGACCTCCGCGACGCCTGGCGCCTCAAACCCCGAGTACACGCTCACCGGCTGCTACCTCGAAAATGTGACCCCAGTGAATGGCGGTGTCGGCGAGCTGCCGACGATGGACGTCGTGTTTCGCGGCGGCAGCCTAACCCGTAGCACCACTCCCTGATCCCAGTTTCATCCCCTAACAAAGGAACCCCGACATGCAACTGACCCTCCGGTTTACCCTGAACGGCGAGACGCACGAAGTCACCACCTCGCTTCGTGCGCTCGTCGCTTGGGAACGCAAGTTCAAGGCCAAGATGTCGCAGATGGCGAATCAGATCGGGGCCGAGGACATCGCGTACTTGGCTTACGAATCAGCCAAGAGCGTCAAGATCGTCGTCCCTGCGACGTTCGACGACTTTCTCAACAAGGTCGATGGCCTGCCGGAGATTGTGAGCAGCGATAACCGCCCTACCCCAGGGGAACCAGACGACGCCAGCTAGCAGAACTGCTGGTCGCCGTCGGCTGGTGGCCCCCCGAAATCGAGTTCGAGACCAAAGACCTCAACACCGTGGTCGATGT